TCGGGTACAAATACGATCACGATCTTGAATTACAACGCTGCGGTTGCCTCACTCATTACGGATGGTTCCACAGCAAAGACAAATGTGACCATTAACAATAATGGTGGTGCTTACGCTATTTCAAATGCGAATAACACATTTTCTGGAGGGTTTACGATTGCCTATGGTGGTTCTGGTGGTGGATCGCGCCTATATCAAGGATCAATAACAAACACTGTCGTTGGTGGAGTTTTAACAAAAAGCAACATAGGAACAGGCACGCTTACCATTGGAGCCAATGGAAGCACGTTCAATGCTCAATTGATGCTTAACTCAGGTTCAATTTACAATAATATTATTGTTAATGCAGCACAATACCCAGATGGTGGTCTAGCTGCATTCCGTCTTGATGGCAGTGGAATACAATTTTACGGGACAATGACGGCAAATTCATCTAATATAAATTTATCAAGCCAAATTACAGGTTCGGCAACGTTAAATGGTCAACTAACAGGAACGAATGGGCTATTATTAAAAACTCCAGCAGGGGTAGGCGCAACATTTACTCTAACTTTAGCAAATACATTAAATCCAATCAATAATTACTCAGGAAATACAACAACTTCAACGAGAACAACAATAGCTTTATCGGCAGTTACGCAAATTCCGAACGGAACAGGAAAAGGAAATGTGGTTAATAATGGAACCTTAACACTGGGTGGGCTTAGTCATACCATAAACGGACTCTCTGGAAGTGGAACAATTGATGGAGTGAGCGGAACGCCAACATTAACCGTAGGAAACAACGATGCAACAAGTTCCTTTTCTGGGGTAATCAAAAACACTTCTGGAACATTATCGCTAACAAAAACTGGAACTGGTTCTCTTACGCTCACTGGTGTTAATACTTATACAGGAGCAACGTCAATTTCTGCTGGGAGCATTATCACTCCAAAAACAAGTGGAGCAAGCACAGGAACTGCCACGTTTACAAATACAACCCTGTCCGTTTCTTTCAATGTTGCTCCAACCGCAGGAATGACATTCAGATATTTCCCAGGAACGACTACGCAAACCTACGCATCGGTCACTTTGGTCGGTGCTCCAGGGCGAACAGGAGTCTATACATCGGCAAACTCAACTCTCACAATAGCATGATAATTCAACATAATGGAGACGGATGGGCATTCGACGAGTCAACCGCATGGAAGCTCGTTTACGATGGGATCACGATCATCTTTTTCGACGAAACAGAGAAAGCGATCTCAACGCAAAGCGTGCTATTCGTAGGAACAAAAGACGAGTGCGAAGCAGAGATAGCGCGGCTTGGGCTTGTTGACGTTACCGCCCAAGTAAATGATAACGGACTCGACATACACGCTGACTCTGGAGAAGGCGCTTACTGATACTTTCGTCCTTGCACTTCAGCAAGAGATGCAGAGCGCCCTTGTGGTAACAGCAGCGGAGAACTTCGGCACGATGACGCTGCCAGCCTGCTTCGTGAAGTGCACTCGCCAGCGCGAGAGTATTATAGACTCCGCGATCTTTCAATTCAGCGTCGATATCGCATTGATCGTGCAGGCCGACGACATGGATCAGATGGCAATGGAGAATTTGTGGTCACAAGTGCTCTGCGTCTCGCACGATATAACCGGCCTCAAGACAAAGTTGAATGCAGTCCGTCCGCAATACGCTTTTGTTTTTGGCATCCTTCGGGATGGTCCAGTTTCGCTATCGTCAAACGAGCGGCATTTTGAACGCTCGGTCACGATCACGGTTCACGCCGCGCTTTACGCAAGTTGACAATTTCCACGAAATATCATGCCAGCAACCGTCATCACATCATCCGTAGCGTCCGGCGTTGAGTTCGGACTCCTTCAAGAAACTGGGCTTTTGCTCAATTCTTTCTCTCGCTCCGTTCAGAGCGATAAGGCAACCGTAATGGACGCCCTCGGCGATACCGTCGCAGTTGCGTATTTCAACAAGTCCGCAACGATCTCGCTTGATGGCGTCGTCAACGGCGGCGTTGCCTACGAACTCGCCAACGTGCTAACGCTCGCCAACGATACAACGTCCTACGGCGTTTCTGGCGGTGCAGTTATCGTTGACTCCGTTTCCGAAACCACAGGCGCAGGCACATTCAAAACGATCACCGTTTCCGCGACTCAATACCCCGAAATCGTCTAAGCACCCTGGCTCATGCCGCTGGCTCCCCGGCTAAAGGGAGCCGCCTTTTTATACATACGGACTATACATATGGACGCAAACAAGAAATTCTTTCACACGATCAACCTAAAAGCCGCTGTCGCGCTCGCGACGATGGGCTTTAAAATGAACTTCCCGCCGGTCACTCGACTGGTTCGCACCGATGGCAAAGAATCAACGGAGTTCTGGTTTGAAGGCGAGAACCCGAAAGGCCAAGACGCTTCTCAGGTTTACCGCCAGATGACAAAGGAAGGCGACGAACTCGAAGCCAAAGACCCAGAGAACCCCTTGTGTTACATCCGCGCCGCATTGGCAAACAGGGACGTCTTGGTGGACATCATTCGAAACACTCCGCGCTTGATCGAGATCGAGCACAACGGCAAGCGCATTGCGATTTCGGAGAACGCTTCGGACAAGACCAAACAAGAGATGACCAGATTTTTAAAATAATGAAAAAGACACAAAACGCAGACCTAGTAAAAGACGACGAAATTCTCCGCATTCAAGCGATGGAAGACGGGCCGAAGAAAGTAAACGGACGCATCCTGCGACCGATCACGGCGCTCACAATTAGCTGGATGCAACGCAACGAGATTTTCAGCGGCAATATGGATCCAGTTTGGAAAGCGGCTGCATTTACTTTCCTTCACTCCGAGCCGACCAGCGTGATTCGCGGGGTTGTAAATGATCGCTACACGTTCACCAATTCAGTCGATTCTTGGATTGAAAAAAACATGACACACCATCACGAAACCGGCGCGATGTCAGAAGCGATGGGCGTGGCTTTCGACCTTTACAACGCATCATCTCCATCATCCGAGGGCGGTGAAGGCTCAGGATCGGGAAACTAAACCGCCCCAACTGGCTTGCGGTATATGCTTACCGACTAGTAAAAGCCACGGGTTGGGGCTTTCGAGAGATCATGGAGGAACTGCCGTTTTCGGTAGGTCTTCAAATCCTGCACGCAGACGACTACGTAAACGGACGGCATTCCGCGTGGGCGAACAATAAGGCTAGCGTTGATGTTGACGCTCTCGCCACTATTGAAGACACCTTGGCTAAATATGGCAAAATTCAAATTCGAGAATGTGAAATTTGAGCAGATCATGAAGGACTACGCGACCATTCGCGAGGTCACGATTCCTGACGCCGTTATGCTCAATGCTCGCCTTCTTTGCGTGGAACTAGGTAGGCGCACACAGCCGTTCGGCATTGACGACAAAGCAAAACTAACAGGCGAAAAGGCGATCACTCGCGATCTTGTCGGGGGCAGATCATCAAGCGCTGTGCATTCGCGGCGCCGCGTTGGAATTTTTGGCATCATCGGCGATGCGATGAAGGATGCCGGTGGATACGCTTGGTATAAAACAGGCGAAAACGTCCGCTTATTCATTGGAAAAGACGGCTACGCCTACGGGACAGAGAAAAGCTATTTTCGGCCCGATGCGTCGCAGTCGGATATGCGATCATTCCACAAGAAGTTTTTTGTGAATGGCAAGATGTCATCCGCAGGCTCGCGGGATCGGACTATCGGACGTTGGAAATTCTTGGACAAAATGTTTGTGAGCGAGTCCACAATGAACGCTTACAAGGAGAGTGTATTAAAAAAGGTAGGTATCGCCAAGGCCGGATGGGCATCGTGCGCTCTCAAGCTCAAAAAAGTGAATAAAGGAAGTCTCACCGCAGGCTTTCCTAAATGGGTAACAAGGCATACCGGCGACTTCGACAACGGGCGCGTGCAGGACATGACGTCAGACTTAAAAAACCCAAGGGTTGAAATGACAAATAATATCCCATGGGCAAGTGATGTCATCCCAGTAAGCGAGGAGTTACGCGCCAAATCAGTTGTTGCAACAAAAATGAAAAAGCAAATGGAATCCATCTTAAAAAAGAGACAAAAAGGGCTAATAGAAACATAACGATATGGCAGACGTAACCGTAGAATTTGGCGCAACCGACACAGGCCTTGAGAAGACACTCAAGGCCGTCCAAGGGGAATTAAATAGTCTCAAAGATAAGGTCAAGGGCGGCGAGCTGTCCATGACCGAGCTTGAAGGAACGATGAAGCGCATCGGTCAAGTGACGTCGATGGAGAAAAACATCAAGGCTATCGGCGATCAGTCGCAAGGCACGACAACCCAAGTAAAAGCCCTTGGAACAGCGGCAGAGGACACAGGGAAAAAGGGAGAAATTGGCTTCGGGAAAATAGCTGTAGGCGCAACGCTCGCCGGAGCCGCTGCCAAAGTTGGATCAATGGCGATAGAGGCGGCGTTTGCCGTTGCTCAGAAGACCGTGCAAAGCTTCGGGGATGCGTTGAATATGGGAGGACGGCTTGCAGAACTTTCAGACCGCACGGGAGTTGCTGTTGATCAACTTTTGATCTTGGAGCGAGCATTCCAAAATACAGGAGTCGGGGCCGATTCACTTGGGCCTATTCTAAATAAAATGCAAAAGGCCATTGTTGACGCTGGCGATGGGAGCAGCAAGGCGGCTGACGCATTCACGAAACTGGGCATTCCGCTTTCAACGCTTCAAAGCTTATCACCAGACGAGCAACTCCGCGCAATAGGAAAAGCGATTGCTGGAATTCCCGATCCTGCGGAGCGTGCCGCCGTCTCGATGGAGATATTTGGTAAATCTGGCGGTGCATTGAATCAGATGTTTGCCGACATGGATGGTGAGATTGACACGGCAAAGTCTCAACTAGGAACGCTTCCGCAAATAATGAAAGAAGGCGCAAAGCAATTTGACCGGATATCTGATGCAGTTGTTATTATTAGTGGAAAATTTGTTGAATTTGCGGCTGGAATTATCGACAAAGTAAAACCGGCATTGGATGCGCTAACAACGGCATTAACTCGCATTGATGCGGCAAAGCTAGGCCAAGAACTAGCAGGGTTTTTTACAGGGGCGGGCGAAGGAATGAAGGGATTCCAGGCCGCCGTAGATGCTATTGATGCTGGCGAAATGGGCACGGCATTTAAAATTGTAGGACAGGCAATCCAACTGCAATTTAAAGAGACCGCAAACAGCGTCTACACCAATATGGTCGCGGCGTTTAAAACAATTGGGGATTTTATAAAAGATCAATTCGCATCAAGCAGTCCATTGATTATGACTATAACGTCAACATTTGATTTTGTTGCCGGCTACATAAAGAAAGTGGTGTCAGGAACGCTATTTGAAACTTTCACGAATCTCGGCCCAGCTTTTAGTAGGATTGCCGAAGGACTAAAAGACAGTGCCGATGCAGGGGCATTATCGGCAGATTTGGCATTGCAACGCATACCTATCGCTGCACAGCTTGCAGCGGAAAAAGCAGGTGAGTCGATGGGCAATATCCCGCAGAATTTTAAAGAAAACATGGCTGGAGTTCCTCCGCTGTTTACAGACTTAGAAAAGCACCAGCAGGAAATTGATCGACTGACGCAAAGTATCACAAAATCGCAAGACAAACAGACGACCGCTGTGAGTGAGACAACAAAAGAGCAAGCGGCAGCCGAGCAGGAGGCGCGCAAATACTTTGACGAATACAAAAAAGGCCAATCTAAAGCGGCAGAAGACGCTGTAAAATCCGCAAAAGCTGAAGAGGAAAAACAAGCAAAACTTGAAGAGGTCTTGAGGCTCAAACGTGAAGAGAACGCCGCGCAGCTCGGAATTAACAACGCGATTGCGACTGGAAATTTCCAAGAAGCAGAAGCATTAAAAAATGCAGAATCACTTCGCAAAACAATTGAGGATTTAAAAAAGACAGGATTCCTCGAAAGCGAAGCAACGAAAATGGCAAATGAAATAGCTCGCGCCGCACGCGAGGCCGAACGGATGCAAAAATCTCTCGCCACCAAAATTGGAACAGACATTAAAGCGCGCCAAGAATCTGAAGCAATCGACCCAAGCGGAGCATTGATGAAGAGAGCACAAGAGCAAATCAGTAAAGGGGCTTATGCAGCTGCTGAAGCAACGGGGGCGCAGATTAGAACCAGAGAGCAAGAGGCGATGATTCGAGGAGTTGGATCTGGAACCGATAGAAGGGCACTTTCGGACATTGCGAAAGATTACGGACTAGACACGATGGGGAAAACATCATCCCAAATGCGTGATGAGCTTTACAAAATCCGAACCGAAGGCCAATTCCCCAGCGACAATATTAATAAGAGCCTAGAATCTGCTAAAAAAGGACTAGGGGAAGGCATGAAAAAAGAGGGTGAAGCGAAATCCGCAGAAAAAGATAAGCCAATGAAACTTGATGACATGGTTAAATCTATCCTTAAATTGATTGAAAAGATTGAACCAAAATTACCGACAGCAGCGTTAAGCACTTAATATATGAGTTACATTTACAAAGGCACAACTGATTGGATAAAGCAACCCGATCAAACGGTAAGCATGTTTCCAAGCGGACTATGCCTAATTCAACACAGTTATTTGATACGCAAGGACAATTTTGAAACTGATACATTTGTTGTAGGCGACAGACTGCCCGACAAAGACGCATCAATGTGCCTCGATGGAGCTTTTATTTTTCCTGCGCCGCAATATTCCGATACTGGAAATGGGTTTATGCGGTGTTTAATTTCGGCGTACGGTCGAGTGAACACGAAAGGAACATCATTTTCTGCAAAACGACTAAGCGGCTATGTTTCGATAATCACGACAATCGATGGTACAGATAAAACAATATCAACTTATAGTGAACCAAAGCTATTTGATGCGATAACCTATCAATTTGTTGTGAAAAAAGGTGAGACTATTGGAACTCCGTATGTAAAACTGTATATCTATGATCCTAGCGGGTTTAAACTTCCAGAAGGTGGATATGATGATGGTTTCGATGCGGGGCTAGAAGCAAGGGTCAAACGGTTCTATGAGCTAGGAGCAAGGATCGACCGGTATGAAACAAGCGATTATGGAGTTTTTCAGGAGGTTGTTATTACGGATGTTGCGTATGGTCAATTTGAAAAGACAATAATAAAGCAATAAATCCTTAAATTATGCAAATTCCGGTTGATTTCTCAAAAAAAATAAAAGAATCCTCGAAGTCGTCGACTGGATATCCCTACCAAATTAGCGCGAGCGATCTCGACAAAAATTTCGTATATGCGGCTCTGGATGTCGATAAAAGTCTGATCGACGAGACATCCGGCGATGGAGGACACACAAAACGCAAACTAAAAATCCCCCCCGTTCCACAATTGGGAACCTACGTCCTTGGCGTAATAAGCGGAGGGATTAGTTGGATCTCCACGGAGGAATGCTAAGATGGTTTTAGGACGAACACCGGAAGGGCTGATCAAGATCAAAAAGGACGACCCTCTCGGCATTCGCGCTGTGAATTGCGCGTGTTGCACATTTTGCGGGCCAGGGTATTACTACGATATGTTCGGGGCATACAGATATTTTGACAAAGAAAATTCCTATGAAATTAGTAAGGCGAAATATAATCTTGTGCAAGCGGGAGGAACATTTAACGGGTCAGCATCGATATCTATCAATTTTAACTCAGTTCTAAATTGTTCATTCTCAGGAAGCTCAGATCCTATTGTTGCTTTGCCAAAACAGGCTTGTTCTGACCTTGGATATACAAGGATTTTTAGCGGCTCTGATGTTTCAACATCGCCCACTTGCACAAACGATCCGCTTTATTATGGCCCACCGCCACTTCCATCGCAGGTAAGGTATAGTTCAATGGAATTTTATATTTTGTTCTTTCAGCAAGAAGATGCAGGGAAAGTCAAGTATTATACGCATATCTCTGGATATATACAATGTCCGGTAGGGAATGGAACAGCATGGTGCTTTTCGCAATACAGATATGTTGGAAAGGTATACAGCAATGGAACAACTAATTTCTTTTCATTCCTTGGTGCAGATATTTATTACGATGATGATAGTGCGTATACCTCTAATTCGTGGAACATTAGCTTTGCCTAAATATTGTGGAAAACTTGTCCAATAAACCACCGCAGAGTTTCATGATTTTCCTAGAAAGAGGAGAATGGAATATTGCCCAAAACTTCAAAGTCTTTTCATCAATTATCGCTCAACGAATTTCTGGGAAAAATGTCACGACTCGCCAGCAATTTGCATTGCCCAATCAAATAAAGCCAAACACAAAAATTGCCTTATTAGTTGCCAATCCCATAACTAAATTCTATGCCGCTTGCCGTGAAGATAAAATTGATCCAGATGCGGCATTAGAAATTATAAAATCTGGCAATAAACTTTCTCCTTTCCATTCGTTTCCTTCTTTCCACTTTTTCCCGCAATCCCGCTATCTTCTTAATCACAAGGAACCAGTTTATGGGTGGCGTGCGCCAGATCATGTTGAGGATTTTTGGGAGGAAATGAATCTTGGAGAGCCTCCTGTTATTTATGATCGGCAAGAATCGTTAGTTAAAGAATCGGAACTTCGTGAAATCTATCAACAGGATTTTTATCTTTGGGAACAAATTACATCGCCTAAAAAACTTATTGTTCCTTCCGTGGAATTAGAAAAGGATTTGCGTCATTTTTGCAGTGACTCGCTCCAAATGAGCGCAACATTTGATAGCAAAATGCTTGCTAGAGCTGGGCAAGCCGCGCATCGCTTCGCTCGCGCAGGCTTCGCCACCACGCCACCCGAAGCCCTCGCCGCCCGACAAGAGACCTGCCGCGCCTGTCCCGAATGGGACGCCGCCGCGCTGAACAAAACGGGCCGCTGCCGCAAATGCGGGTGCTCAACATGGGCGAAGTTACGCATGGCGACCGAAAAGTGCCCGATAGGCAAATGGGAAGCTGTTGACAAAACACCCGAATAAATGGCACGCGACCTATTTATTGACACCACCAACCGCCGTTTGGCAACGAGCCTAACGAGTCTAGCACCGGCTACAACGCAACGATTCGTCAAGGGCGACAACGGCGCGATCAACCTTTATTTTCTGGAAGCAACAGGCAACATCACAAGCCCGTTTAATGTGATCGACTATACGGGAACGGATGTAAAATTCGGCGTAGGAAGCCGCACAGGCACTCCAGCCAGCGGCACGTTTACGCTGTCCTTCGGAGGCCAGACCAGCGGCGCAATCGCGTTCAGCGCGACCGCAGGCGCGATATCGTCCGCTCTCAACTCACTCTCGACAATTACCGCCGCAGGGTCGGTGTCGGTGGACGGCACGATGGCAACCAACTTTGTTGTTTCATTCAACAGCGCAGGCACGCAGGGCGCGATCACAGGCAACTTCACCAGACTAATTCCAACCACGACCGCTCTCATCGACGAGCGGCTCGCAGGAGACGCCACCAACGCCGAAATTCAAGAGCTTCAACTCCGTCTCGCTCCAGCAGTCTACGAGCCGACATGGACTGATCTCGGAACGGCCATGACCGTGAGCGTAGCAACAACGCTCACAGGCTCGACGCTCAACAACGAAATTCAGCGCGTGACATTCTCTCGCGCTCCGTATCTCGGCAGTTATAGATTCACAATTCCGACCTACAACGTCGATATCGCCAGCACCGTCACGGATGGCGTATTTATTACGACATCGAACCACGGACTGACGCTCGCCCAACCTGTCGTTCTAACAGGGTTCACGGCGTTAAGCGGATACACGGCGGGACTTCAATATTTCGTGCGCTCTATTCCGCAAACGACCGAGTTTTTGCTTGGCGTAACAGCGGGAGCCGTTGCCATTACAACAGGCACAGGAACGGTAACGACAGGCAGCGTTGCCACAACGGTGCTTAGGCAGACGATACCACTTGACGCTGGAACAACAGCAGCAGAATTGCAAGCAGCCTTGCAAACACTCGACAGTATAGGCACAGGCAATGCGACCGTTGTCGGAGTTCAGAATAGTTACTACGACATCAATTTCGGAGGCGACAAGGGCTTTACTGACTTGCCGACACTTCAAGTCCAGAGCGGCTTGAGCGCAGCCGCAGGTAAGACAGCATCCGTCGATTTTAATACGTTCGGCGTCCGCGACCTGTTGCTCAACGCCACATCGGTCACGACCGAGATCGAAATCGAGCTAACGACCGCAGGCGAACGCAGCACGATCATATTGCAGCCATGCACGCTTACCGAAGAACTTATCAGCCAAGGCGGGTTGAGCTAATGGACAGCCACGCTTTCCATTCGCTCGTCGGCACGTCCGCGCCCGCAGCCGCTGTCCTGATCTCGTTCTCGGAAGTTGAAGCATGGCTGCGTATCGCTTCCCTGCTTCTCGGAATTTGCATCGGTGCGGTATCGTTGTATAAAATGACTCGACCTAAAAAACCATGAAAACACTACTCGCAAAACTCAAGGAACCTTCGACCATTCGCGGCATTGCCATCATCGGCGGAGTTGCCGGTCTTAGCATGGAGCCAGCAAAATGGGACGCAATAGGAGCGGCAGTCGCCGCAATTCTTGGACTCATCGAAATCTTCCGAAAGGAAAAATGAACGCAAGAACCATTGCGCTTTGGATGATCGCTCTTTCCTTCGCGTTTCTTGGAATGGCATTACTGACCTCATGCGCTGGATTCAATAATCCGTCGTTATGCGTCAAGACGGATTACGGAACTTTTTGTTATGAGCTACCAGAAATACCATCGCTGAAAAAATGAC